CTGGATGATCCTCACTATCACTTAGTTTTGCCGTTGGCTGAGCGTGTACCGGCAGGGCTGTGGAGAGCTGTGTGGGCTGAGTTACATCAACGACTCAACCTTGTTGGTGACCCTGCAACCAAAGATGCTGCGCGTATCTTCTACCTTCCACAACATGCACCAGATCAACCTTGGGAGTTCCACGAACAATCAGGCAAGTTCATTGACACCGACTTCCAATACGAACCTGCACGCAACCCGACACCAGCGTCACCACGTCAGTCTGCTCAACCTCGACGCAAGCGCACTATTGGTGTTGAGATGAATGATGCTTGGTGGGATGCAGGCAAAGTGTTAACGAAGTATGACGGTCTTGAAGGTAAAGCATTGTGGTCTTCTGTGTTGGCTGACTTCCGTGCCTTGCGCTCGGCTTGTGAGGATGTCATCTAGAATTGCCGTATGGCTGGCGTTCGCACATTCGTAGTTAGGTTCCTCGCTGACGCAGAGCAATACAAGAAGGGCATCAAACAAGTCAACGATGGCATGGGCGGTCTAAAGACCGAGGTGTCTAGTTTGTTGCCGTCATTCAAGACAATGGCGATTGCTGGTGCAGCTGCGTTCGGTGCTGTGAGTGCGTTTGCATTCAAGGCTGTGCAGTCTGCAGTTGAAGATGAGAAGTCGCAAGCGTTGTTGGCTGCACAGTTGAAACGAACCTTTGGTGAACAGGAAGGTTTGACTGGAGCCGTTGAGCGTTATATCTCGGTGACGCAACTTCGTACCGGAACTAGCGACATTGAGTTGCGCGACTCGCTAGAGATTTTGCTTCGATCAACTGGCAACTTGACGACATCTCAAAACTTGTTGACTATCTCACAAGATATCTCCGCTGCTACAGGGAAAGATTTAGCATCAGTTTCTTTGGCTGTTGCGAAGGCAAGCATGGGTCAGTTCACTGCGTTGGGCAAACTTGGTATCCCTTTAGATGAAAGCACAAAGAAGTCCAAAGACTTTGGTGTGGTGTTGGGAACTTTGCAAGATCAATTTGGTGGTGCTGCTGATGCTGCTGCAAACACGTTCGGTGGCAAACTCAAAATCATTCAAGGACAGTTCGGTGAGATTGTTGAAACAATCGGTGCAGCGTTACTGCCTTACTTGGATAAGTTTGCTACGTTCTTAGTTGAAGAAGTTGCTCCTGCTGTTCAACGAGTCACAAGCGTCATCGGTGAGAAGGGTTTGCTTGCAGGGTTCCAACAGTTGATCTATGAATCTGGTGATGCTGGTGTTGCTGTTGTTGGTGTTCTTAGAAACATTGCAATAGCAGGGGCTGAAGCAGCAAACATTTTGTACAAACTTGCGTACTTTGCAAAAGCTGCTATTGAACCAAATTATCTTGAGAAGGTTAAAAGTATTGCCAAAGGCTTCACTGGTCAAGCGGTTGATGTTGACAAACTTAAAGAAGCATTTGACAAAATTGCTGTACCAGTAAATCATTACAAGGTCACTATCCACGATGTCATTAGTGGGCAAAGAAACTTGAACGGTGAAATAGAAGAAACAAATGATCAAGAAAATGGTTTATCTAAGACTTTGAAGAAAGCTACAGAGAAGTTGAAGTTGTATACGGATGCGTTGAAGGGTTCCAACTCCGCACAAAAGTCGTTTAAGAATGCGCAGGATGCTTCAATCAAGGCTGGTAAATCATTGACGGCTGCGAACCAGGGTGTGACTGATGCTCAGGATGCGTTCAATCAGGCTGTGGCTGGGTATGGTGCCGATTCTCCACAGGCTAGGAAGGCTGCGAAGGAGTTGGAGTTGGCTCAGCGTGGGTTGGAGCGTGCTGGGTACAACGTCGAGGGTTCGTTGTTCGCCATCAAGGATGCTGAGGAGGCGTTGAAGAAGGTTCGTGCTGATCCTGAGTCAACACCTCAGATGATTCGTGAGGCTGAGATTGCGTTGGCTGAGGCGAAGTTGTCGAGTGCTGATGCGATTGATGCCCAGACTGAGGCGACTACAAGTTTGACGACTGCGACTGGTTTGTTGAATGATGCGATCTTTGGTGCGTCGGTTGGTTCGGAAATCTACACAGAGTTGTCTGATGCGTTAACTGATGCTAAGACAAAGCAGGCTGAGGCGACTGTTGATGTGGCTGAGGCGATTGAGCGTGAGACTGAGGCGTTGACTGCTTATGCTAAAGCCATTGAGGATGCTGGCAAGATTGGCAATTTGTATCCTCAAGTTACTGGAAGATTTAATATCAATAACCCGATGGCTGGTTCGGCTAATAGTATTCCGGCAACGGTGACTGGTAACTCGACTGGGTTCCGACCTAATCCTGCTGGGGGTGGGATGGTGGTGAATGTGAACGCTGGTCTTATTTCTTCGCCGGATGAGGTTGCTGAGCAGATTAGTGATTTGATGAGTCGTCGTGCGCGTCTTAATGGTGGCGATCTAACGGCGTTCTTCTAATGGCTAAGGCAACCAAGTGGGGTTCAACATATAAGGTGTTGTTGGATGTTGGGTTCTTGACTGATGCATTCACATTGGACTCAAGCCTATTGGATGGTACTGATGTGTTGGATGGTTCAACAGACTTTGTGGATGTCACCGAGTATGTAACAAACATCAATATCAATCGTGGTCGTTCAACTCAACTTGATAACTTCCCGTCATCCAACTGCACCATTATTGCCGATGATCGTGCAGCTGCACGATACTTCGACCCGTTGAATACAGCGTCGGAATGGTATTCAGGTGGGACTGTTGGTATCGCACCACGTCGAGCATTCCAGGTATATGGCGGTACAGCCGGTACGACGGCAATGTTCACAGGGTTTGTGTACGACTTGAACATGGACTATGCCGAACCGAACCTATCAACAGCAACAATCGTTGCCACCGATGCGCTCGGTCAACTTGGGCAAACCGTACTCACAGCATTCAATCCTTCATCGCAACTCACCTCTGCCCGTGTGTCTGCGATCTTGGATCGTCCAGAGGTGGCGTTCTCGACTGCGTTGCGAAACATTGAGACTGGGATTGCGACCTGTGGGACGGTTGCGTATGACGATGCAACGAATGTTCTTACAGCGTTGCAGGATGTGGCTATTGCTGAGGGTGGGCGTTTGTTTGTTAATCGTTCGGGGTTGGTTGAGTTTGATGCTCGGATTGCTGTGTCGTTTGGTACGGCTGTGGCTTCGTTTGGTGGTACGGCTGGGATTCCGATTCAGTCGTTGGCAAATCAGTATGGGGCTGAGACGGTGTTGAATCGTGTGGCTGTGCAGATTGATGGTGGTACGGCTTCGAGTGTTGCGTCTGGTACTGCGTCGCAAACGCAGTATGGGATCAAGGCGTTGTCGTTGACTGGTGTTCCGTTGGCTACTGATGCTGCTGGGTCTGCGTTGGCGTTGTCGTTGTTGACACGGTTTCAGGAACCTGTGGTCAGGTTCTCGGAGATGGATGTGTTGTTGAATGCGTTGACTTCAGCACAGCAGGCACAGATGGCAGGGTTGGAGATTGGTGACATCCTGTCAGTGACTAAAACTTTTGCTATCGGTACACCAGCAACGGTGACACAGAACGTGGTCGTCGAATCCATACGCCACAGCATCAACCCGTCACGACACACGGTCACGGTTGGGTTGGGGCAAGTCCAACTGATCTTGCCGTTCGTCTTGGACACGTCACCGTTGGATTCAACCCTTTACGGTTTGACCTAGAATGGGAACACTATGGCAGGCTTAGGACGCAAAACATTCTCACCAGGCGATGTGCTGACATCAAGTGATGTCCAAGGATATTTGATGGATCAAAAGGTGATGGTGTTCTCAGGTACAGCAACACGCGACGCAGCCATCCCAAGCCCATCAGCAGGAATGACTTCATATTCAACTGCATACAACTTCATCGTTTACAACGGCACCTCTTGGGTGTCGGTATAGAATAGGGGCATCATGGCTGGATCAGGACGCAAAACATTCTCACCTGGAGATGTGCTCACATCAAGTGATGTTCAGGACTATTTGATGGATCAATCCGTCATGGTGTTCGCAGGCACAGCTGCACGAACCTCAGCGATACCAAGCCCATCAGCAGGCATGGTTGCATACTCAACAGCAACATCGTTGCAGGTTTACAACGGAAGTGCATGGGTTAGCTTGTCAACTGGTTACGGTGTCGCAACTGGTGGCACATCAATCACTGCTTGGTCTGTGAGCACCAAGAATTACAACGGTATGAAGTTCACAACCGATGGCACATTGACTGTGACGAAGGCTGGTCTGTTTGATGTGCTTGTGCAAGCGGGCGGAAACGGTGGTGGAGGTGGTGGTGGTTATGCCTACAACGGTATTGGTGGTGGTGGTGGTGCAGGGGTGCATGTTCGTTCAACAATTTATT